CGGACTGTGCGTAGCCGGTGGTGTTCGCGATGACGTAGGGGGTCCATCCCGAAGTGTTGGCGCCTCGAGAGACGTACAGCAGGTTGGTGTAGGCCAGGAAGCTGTAGCCGGTGAAGAACGTCTCTGCGTTGAGGTTGGTCGGCTGTCCGAACTGTGCAGTAAGGTTGTTCACCGAGCTTACTGCCGTGGCCTCCCCAACGGGACCCCACGGAAAGATGCCCCCGAGCGCACCCTGCGAGGTGCTGACCGCGGGGATGATCGTGGTCAGATCTACTTCATTCGTCTGAACGCCGGGGCTGAGCATAACCATCTTTCGTTCTCCTTATTAACCCTGCGGGGTTTAGGCGACTGTGTTAGTCATTGTCGGCTTATTTATCACTGGGTGCTTTTAGGCCTGGATAAATCATATGTGACCCACTGGACGGTGCGCGGGCCCGTCGCCGAACTCCCGATCGATCATGAGCCAGTCGTCGGACCCGCGACGAGCAGTCACGGGTTCGTCGGTCTCCTTCATGACTACATAGGGATTTATGAACCCAAAGGGGATCATCGCCGAATCAAGGTCTGCTTCCGACATGTCGCGCATGCGAGCGATCGTGTTTAGGTCGGTCAGGGACCTGAAATACCCCTCGGCGCTGAGCCAAGCGAAAAGGACCAGCGTCATCGCTAGGTCGTCGTGCCTCCCGGGTTCGGCGGCGTAGGTGTTTCCCTTCTTCGAAAACGTCGAGAGCTCGCTGATGGTCTCGTAGTCGTGAATCATCAGTTGGTTCTGCTCCACGAGCAGCTTCAGGGTGGCGCAGCCCATGTTCTTCAGGGGCAGCGTGGTGCGCACCCCGAACTCGGATCCGGTCTTCGCCCACGCTGAGACCCTCTTACCCCTCCCGCCCCCGGAGTTTTCGGTGCACAGCACGCCGTCGTAGTCGTGGTCGTACAGCAGGGAGTGGCTGACCTGGCCGCCGATGTCGTTCACCTCCACAAGAACGGTCGCGCTGTTGTAGCTGCGACACGTTCGCGCGATGTACTCCGAGAAGTCGGCGGGCGTTATGCCGTTAGATCTAAATACACATGCTTGGTCGAACGGCATCGTCGAGACGTCGATCACCTGAAGCACGCTGTAGTCCAGCCCCTTGCCCCGGGAGACGTCGACCGTGGCCACGTAGGTGTGCCCCGGTACCGGCTTCCGGTACATCGAGAGGCCGCCGAGCTCCACCGCCGGCCTCTCCCCGACGAGCTCCTTCAGCTTCCAACCGGCTATGAGAGTGCCGGACGAACCCAGCCACTCGTTCGCGAACTCCTGGTCGAACTTGTCCTGGTCATAGTTCATCGCCTCGAGGGTGGACTTCCTCCACGCCTCGCCTCGACCCGGAACCCTCTGCCAGGGAACCTCGATGACCTTAAAGTCGTTCTTCGGGGGATCCTCCTTAGCGAGGCTGTAGAACTTGTAGAAGTGGTTCAGCCCGTACGGTGTGGAGATGAGAACCAACTTCGTCGTCACTCCGGACGAGATGGTCGGGTAGACGGACGAGTAGAACTCGTCCCAGTTATCGATGTGGGCGCACTCGTCGATGACGACCGCTGAGAAGGAGTATCCTCGGATGGCGTCGGACGCCGTGGAGTCGGCGATGACTCTCGATCCGTTCTCGAGAACGAACGTTCCCTTGTTCCACTCCACGACGCCCTGCTGCAGCCACCTGGGTAGGTTCTGGTACGCGTTCTGGATCCTTCCAAGGATCTCCCGGGCAGTCGCTCCCTTGTTGGCGAGGATCGCGACGTCCTTCTGCTGGTGGAACAGGATGTACCACAGGACGAACGCGGTCATGGCGGTGGTCTTGCCGGACTGGCGGGCGCAGACGGCGAGGGTGTTTCGGTTGTCGGCGACCGTCTGGACAATCTCGCGCTGGTAGTCGTACATCTCGAAGGGAACGAGTCCCCGGTCGACGTGGACGATCTGCATGTGCGTCTCGGCGAAATACACCGGGTCCCGGGAGCACTTGACGTATTCCTGCACGAGCTCGTTGGTCCACTGGATGCGGTGCCCGGCCCTCTTGAGCTGGGGGTTTCCCCCGAAGCCCTGTTCATCCCTCATGTCCTACTTCCTCTCCATGTTCTTGAGCATGTTTTGAAGTTCGTTGGTGCTGACGAACAGCTGGTTCACCGTCCGCCCCTTCTCACTGTTCGGCGTGTCGGCGTCCCGAACGGCCCGGATGTCCTTCTGCAGGGTCATCAATTCCCGCGACGCCTCGAGCTTCGTTTTAAGGAGCTGACCGAGAACCTCGAAGGCGCGCGGGTGCTGCGACTGGTCCGCTATGTTCGCGAGCTGTTCGATCGCGTCCCCCGCCGAGTCCATGACCTCTATGGTCGCTGCCCGCGACTTCTCGAAGTCGACCGACGCCGAGTCGTTGTGACCGACCGCCTCCAGTTCGATGACGGCGCGGGACGCCGGCGCAGTCTCCGGCAGGCCGAGGGCCTTCCCCAGGTCGTCGCGCTTCTTCGGCTTGTCCACGCTACGTCCCCACCGAGTGCCACCAAACGAAGGTGTTCTGAGCACCGTTCGAGTAGCAGTGTATGGTAAACTGCGTGTTGTTGCAGCTCGTAACGTAGACGTTCACTTGACAGTTGGGGGTGCAGTGTACGCTGTAGCAGTTGTCGTTGTACGGGTCCGTGTGCGTACAGATGAAGGGGGAGTTGCCGACGTTGCACGACCCCCAGCAGTACTTCATCCCTCCCGGGAGGTAGCAGTACCCGTTCTTGTTGTTCGAGCAGGAACCCAGGTGGAATGTGTTGACGGCGCAGTTGCACGCGGTCGAGTTGATCCCGAAGACTCCGCCGAGGAACGATACGTTCGCGTCGAACGTTACCAGCGTCCCGTCGAACGTGATGTTTGCCCCGGAGAACTCTAGGTTCCCAGTGAACCTCTCGTTCGCCGTCAGGGACGCGTAGTTCGCGAGGTTCGCTTGGAGCATCGCGTTGCTGACGACGTTTTGATAGTAGAGGGTCCCGATATAGAGAGCCTCGTTGCACGTCATGGTGGCCACGTTCGCGGAGAGCTGCGACGTTAGCGCGTAGAGGGACGCTGCGATCCCCCCAAGGTAGAGGGCGTTGTTCACCGTGAGGGGCGCTGCGTTCGACGGCAGCCCCGCGATTGTCAGGTAGTAGGAGAGGTTTGCCTGAAGCATCGCGTTGCTGACGACGTTCTGCCACGGGAGCCCACCGATGTAGTAGGAGTTGTTGGCCGTCAGGACGGACGTGCAGGTTCCCAGCTGGCTAGTCTGGACGTAGCTGGTCGCGGGGATACCGCCGAGGTACAGAGCGTTGTTGGCGGTGCCGGTATAGACCGTGGAGTTGATCGTTGCGTTGACGACCGAGTTGCCGAACCACAGCTGGGAAGCCGTCAGGACCGTGTTGGTGTTCCCGTCGGTCACCTGCACGGCCGAGGTGTTGGCGAGGACGTTCCCGGAGTTGGTGTTCCCGATAACGATGCCGGGACCCAGGTAGACGCCGGACGAGTTGCTGGTGACGAAGCAGGTGCTGTTGCCAACGTCCATTCCAAGGCCGGAGATCAAGGCGTTGGCGCTGCTGTTCCCCAGCGTGAGCTGCGTCGGAGCCAGCGCCGCGTTCACCGAGCTGTTCCCTACGATGACTATGGAGGAGTTGGCCGCGACGGCGTTTGCCGTCAGCGACCCGTCACCGATCGTTATGTTCGCTGAGAACGTCGGGTCGACTAGGTTTTGGGGAACTATCGGGAAGAGGGACACATCAGTTCCTTACTTGTAGAACAAAACCGACATGACCACGTTCGCACCGGTCGTGGAGATGAGGGAGAGGGACGCTAGGTTGGCGATGTAGGGCCAGCTGACGCCCAGCGCGATGGGGAATCCCACTGTCGCCGTCGGGGTCGTCGCGTCGTCCCGGAAGCGCACCATACCGTTCTCGGGCTGCAGCCACGCCATGCGCGCCCCGGTCGGGATCGCCGTCCCGATGACCGTCGTGAGGTACCCCGCGCTCGCCTGAACGTTGCCCTGGTAGTACCCCCCGACCTGGACAGTGGCGTCCCTCACGGGAAGTCCGTAGGTGTTGGAGTACCACGCGCCCGAGGTGTCGACCTGCGCGCCCGCCGGAACGATTCCGGTGACGGAGTTGTTCACGCACTGAAAGTTTATCTCGTAGCCAAGCCCATCAATCGCTGCAAAAGTGTTCGCGCCCATGCGCAGTTCTCCTCGTAGTCCTATTTACACCGTGGGGTGGTCGTCCGGGGCGAGTGTGAAGGTCCCGGGATTCTCCTCGACTTCCTCTACGTACCCGTAGTCCATGTTTATGTCGACCTCCTCGTAGGGAATCGCCAAACTCGCGTTGGAGGTCGGTGTGTTTGAGGACGTCACTCCGGGATACAGGACAACGTCCTCCGCCACACCCGCCCCCCTCAACGTCTGTCCCGACGTCGGGATCCTCAGACGGGTATCGGTGAACTTGATGAGGGGAACGGTCTTGACGGGACCGTAGAGGTAACCCCGGACCGTGAAGGTCAACGTCCATACAAGGACCCGCCTGTTCTCGAACTTCCCGTCGTAGGAGTCCTCGAAGGATATACCCGTCCTGATGATCGGGATGTCCCGTTGTTCGTTGGTCTCAGGAATCAACTCGACCGGAAACGTGAAGTCGGGGGTGAAGAACGGCAGGATCTGTTCGATGATCTGATTCCCATCGTCGGTGTTTTTAACGTAGACGTACACGTTGAACATGAAGTCGTAGGGGACGCACTGGTACTGGGCCAGTAGACTCGAGGGATCGGTTGGGTCCCTAACGAACACCCTCTCGGTCGTCGTCAACTTGGTGTCGTGGCGGTAGTGGAGACCGGTCAACTCAAAGGACATCAGGGGAAGGGCAAGTACCGCCGAGGGTCGATCGATCCCCGGGTCCTCGACGACCCTCGTCAACATCTTCTCCTTCTGACTATAACGTAGTGGTACGTGAATAAGGTTTAACTGATTCCCCTCCGAGTCGACTCGTTCGACGTAGATGTCGGAAAACAACTTTCCCATTAACACGACATACTTTCGGATCAAACCGAACCCATAATGTCCTCCCCCGAACATCAGGACCCCTCCTCGAACGGATCGTTCGGGTTCCAGTGTATGATCGCGTCCGCCTCCTTGACGGTCTCCTTCGTGTCGTCGTCGGGGACGGTCTCGTCCTTCGAGGAAACGATCGACCCCTTCTCGGTCTCAAGGAAGTTCCCCTGTGTGTCGGTGATGGACGTCTTCATAGTGTCCTGGGTCTTTTCGGCGATCCTATCGATGTCGGGGATTCCCGTTTTGAACACCTCGTTGGAGTACTCGAACAGTTCGGCGCGCAGGGACCACACGGGAAGGACCCCGAGGGGGTACATCATCGAGAACTTCTCGACAAACGTTATCTGAAAACACCTGTGGTTGAAGGGGAAGAAGACGATGTCACCCTCGTTTGGTCTAACCTGTCCGGTAACGGACCCAACGATGTCGGCGAACATCCTCTGGGAAACGGTGAAGTTGAGCGCGTCCTGGATCTCAAGGCCGGCGAACTTGGCGATGAAGTCCTTGTCCCCGCCGAACCCCTCGACCGACTCGAGGTACGTAACGATCTGGAACGCGTTCACGTAGGACGAGGACGGGTCGTTTCCGTAGACGGTATCGACCGCCCCGAGGACTCGGGGAACGTAGTACATATCCATGCCGAACGCGGCCATGGCTTCGTCGGTCAGAGACAGGAGGAGGTCCTGCTCGGCGAAGTTGGGCATGGAATCGAAGAATGGGTTGGTCGTACCTAGGGGCACCGCGCTACCTTATGTTCAAGAATTTCAGGGGATTGAGGGGAACTCTGCGCGGGGGCTTCTTGTCGCGAAACTTCCGCGCACCGAGCATCGGGCTAACGAGCTGCGACATGTAGTCGTAGTTGACGTCGACCACGAGGTCGTGCTCGTAAGCGTACTTCCTAGCCGACCTGCGGTCTAGGAACTCCCCCTTGGGAGTTACGTACCCGTACATCGGGTCGTCGAAGTTCTCATCCCCGGAATAGCGCATGCTCTGGGGAATCCTCTTCCGCGCGCCCAGGTGGTGGTGCTCCTCTCCCTGGTGACCGAGGACTATCTCGCCCTGGTGCTTGATCGCCGTCCGCAGGTAGTGCTTGGGCCTTGCGCCCTCAAGGATGTCCCGCAGCTTCTTCATGCACGGCCTCGCTGCCAACCGTCGCCGGGACACTTCGACTTGCGTACGTTTCGCGATCCGTCGTTGAACCACATTAGGGACGATATCTTAGCGCTGCGTAGTTCCTTAGACGCGACGAGCGCCTCGGAGATCTTTACACCCACATTCTCGCGGTGTCCGGGACGCTGCCACATCTCTGTCGCGTGTCTCCTCATGAACTCGCAGTACTGCTCGCTGCCGAACTCCATCGAGACTCGACGGTCCTCTATTGGGAACTTCTCGGCCATCGTTGCCTTCATAGATGTTCTGCGCTTCTCTCTTACTTTAGGGTCGGACGACCTGTTGTCTCGCTTTGCGAGTCCGTTCAGGTAATTTTCTCGCACGTCGGAACGGGCCATCGCTTCCTTCGTCGTGGCAGCAATTTTCTCACTAACTGTTTTGTACTGAGAAGTACCGTGCCAGTGAGCGGAGTTCTTTTTTAGGTTGTAGTAGCGCTTACCAAGCTCCTTATCAGGTATCATGTCGAGCCAACGCTGCTCCTCCTGTAGAAGATCCTCACGACTGATCTCAACCCTCGCTATGACGCGTCTTTTAAAGTCCCACGGTCGATGATCGTAAGCGCGCAACATCCATGGCGATGAACACACGTAGCCATCATCTATGTCACCCCAATGAGAACCGATGTAGTACAACTTCTTTAAACGATCCCTCCACACATAGACAAATCCACTCATGCTATCATGCCTCCCAT